AGGTCGACCCCAAGCAACCCTATTCCCATTTTTTATAATCTCGTTAACGATTCTGGCTTGTAAAGGTCGATTCCATAATATTCGGCTCCGGGGAAACTCTCTACGGCCCGTTCGGTGTTGCCCTGACCGTGAAAAGGGTCTAGGATCCGCTTAGCTCCGGTCGCTTCAATGATGCGCCTAGGCAGCTCTACCGGCCAGGATGCACGTCCATGAGCTTCTTTCCCGCGGGCCGGAGGAATCACCCAAACATTCCCTTTTGCCTCATGATTCTCTAGATTTTTCAATGCTTTCCAACCCATTTTTTGGGTTGGATCCACGAAAAATGTTACCGACTCCCACGTGTTGAGCGGTCGGCCGCTCAATGGGGCACGCGGCAAAGCATTTTTGGCCCAAATCACGACCGATCGCACTACCCAGCGATGGCAAATATTGCCTGTAACCGGGTTGTAGCCGAGAGACGCGGCGATGCGGAAAAGTTCCGGCGTCAAGCATAGCGATTGCGGCTCAGGCCATTGCGCTGAGAGCCCTTGTTTGGCTGCGTCGCGAGCTAACGCAGCGGTCCCGCGGTGCCTGAGCCGACCCTTTTTTGAGCCAGTCCGACCATAATCTCCTCCCGGACCGCCCGAACCGGCGTACGAATCGCCAATATTTATGGCGACTATTGGAACTTCCAGCCTCCGGAGTTCGTCCATGACGGCGAGAAGAGCGTCAACATACAGCGCTGGCGTCGGCTCGTGGCCTAGCTCAGAGCTGTTCTCCCCATATTGCACTAATTCGTAGTACGGGGGGCTGGTTACGACCAGATCAATGAAACCTGGTCGTAACGGAAGATGAGTAGAATCGGCCTGTATAAGCATTTCCGCATCATAGGTTAGGGTGTGTAAGCCTCGCAAATCGACGTTAAAAGTTCGTTAACCGTGTTGCGTATCGGTACGGGCTGGGATAGTGTTCAGGCTATGAACGCAACCAACGCACGTAAAGAACGTTGGATGTCGACAATTGCAGACATTCAAAGTTTGGGGACCGGGACCGCGGAAATCGTAATTGCCGGGCTTGGACTGAAAAAGCAGGTGATCGGGATCTCGGCTGAGAAATCTGCGTCGATCGTTGCAGCGTTGTGGGGTAACGCTGCTTGGAGTCCATCACCACTGATTGTGGCGCGGTGTGGGCGCTCTTGGGCCATGCAGCAAGGCCCTGCTACTATGATACAAGTCAATCCGAGCGGATGGCCACCCACGGTCATCAGCGAAAAGCTCCCGAATGGGGCAGAGATCAAATGCACGTTCACACCAGGCGTGCTATTCCCCTTCGCTGAGGCACGGTGGGATAACGGCGACCCGATCTTACCCGATAGCACGACGAGATATGACCGAACGACCTGGGTCTGTCCGATGTGCGATCGGAGTTTCGGCACACTGTCGGGTTGTCGCAGACATATTGCGAGGAATTGCAATGTGTTGCTACCGTGGGCTACTGCGTACAGAGTGATAGACTCGACTCCGACTTTTCGTTTCGGAATATTGGGGTCATATTAGGTAGGTTATTGCCCGGCTGTAGCTCAGTAGGTTAGAGCGCGCTCCTTATAAGGGTGAGGTCGTAGGTTCAATCCCTACCGGCCGGACCAGCATGACAGAAAGATCAAATAATTGAATATTCAAATTGATACTTGGCTCCGCAAAAAAGCCGTGCAGGAGATAATTGACCTTCTCGGCGACCACGACGACCATGCCGTACAAGCGGCATGGTCGGATACCGATGACATGGTGTTTTGTTTCGGGACAGACGATTGCACCTACACACTGGTGGTTTCAACTGATATCTCCGAATATGAAGGCGGAATATTCGTAAATTTCTGTTGGTGGCATGGTAACGAAGTACTCGGAGATGTGACGAAAATGGTTCCGCTCGGAGATGGCTCTTTGCTCGACCCGGCCAAAGCCGCCGTGGTAGTGAGGGAGATCCTTCGATTTTTGGCCCAGGATCTGCCAATCCAGTTCGTGGACGCCTTTACGCGCCCAGCATATCTAAGGAGTTGAGTAGTCGATGTTTAGGTTAAATGAACTTATCATCTGCCTAGTTTGACTTTGTTAAAAGAACCTTAAATGACCCAAGAAAGGTGGTGTGTGGTGGCTTAGTGTTGTACAGTTTGGTTGTCAGAGAGACACCACAAAAAAGGAACTGACTCACATGCGATTTCTCGCCAACATTCTCGCCGACGCCAACGCCTATAAGGGCAACAACCTGTACCAAGATGTTCCCTCCTTCGTTTGGGACGAAGAAGCAACCAACTTAGCGAATGCGGTGCTAACCGGAACCTACCAGGAATGGGTAGCTGTGGAAACAGTCGATCAGGGCCTAGTCCTGATCGCCTATCACGACCAAGACTACCGAGGAACCCACGGGGAACCGTGGCGGTATGTCTCCGACTACGATCGGTTCTTAAGCGAATACGCTCAAGAGATCGAGAGTCTGTGGCCAGAAACCTTCTGAGCTGACCGCGCCATGAAACCGTCTAGTCATTGGGCGGCAGTGCGGCATCCGGGTGGGCGCTTTGTGGTGGGGCGCCGCGACCCGGATTCAAAGGGGGAGACACTCTTGATCCGCTGGGATTTAGGGTGTCTCCCCTTTCATCTTTGGCCATAAAATTTCTTGGGAGGAACTGACAAAGAATGTTGATTTCTGATATGGTCGGGCGCAACCAGACGATCACCATCAATCTGGGTGGCAAGTTCGAGACAACTATCGAACTGCGGATGTTATCGCGCATCCTCTGCGAAATTGTCGTTCAAATGGGTGGACGCAGCGCAATTCAGTATGCATTTTCCGACGCCGAATATGGCGAGCGTGTGGGACAGCTATTCGGGAAGCTCGTTGACGAATTTATCGAAGCGACCGACGAAGCTCTCAAATGGGAGCAGAAAGCAATGGAGATGTAATGCAAGTGACTAGCCGGCAACTGGGTGACCTATTCGACTTTGATACCCCTGCCCTCCCCGACTTTCTCGAGCCTTTGGAGTGGACCGGGGTAAAGTGGGAATGGGGCGAAACCCAATGCAAGGCGGCTATAGCTGCCGCCGAGGCGTACGGGCTGCAACGGCTGGAATACGAGAGCGCTGCCGAGTGGGTGGCAGTAACAACTGGTCGTTGTGACTGGCATCTGTGGCAAGATGAGCGGAACAAATGGATGGACGAATATGTGCCATGCAGGTGCACGATGGAAGGATAGAGCACTGTGCTCACAAATGCGCAACGGCGCGACTTGAAGCAATACGCAAAAATATTGTGTTCGCTGGAAGACGAACGTGCTCAATGGGTTGGCGAGCAGTTAGACACCTTAACAAGTGAATCCATCAAACGCAAACCGCTGCAACAACGATCTGCAAAACACCGAAAATTAATGCGTCGACGCTCAGCCATGATAAAAGATCTGATCGAGAGCTACGGCAATCGCTGCGAATTGGGTGAATACCTTCGATTGCGTGGAGTGGACTCGGCATGTTGGGGTGTCGCTGAAGGGATGCATGAGTTGCACCGGAGATCGCAACGGGGTGGCGTTAGTCGAGTCGCCTATTTGACGGACCCCGAACTAGCATTGCTGGCCTGTAATGTGTGCAATGGTTGGGTTGAAGACAATATTACCACATCGATCAAACTGGGAGTGGCGGTGAATTTTTGGGTGTCGACAGACGACGCTAAAATTCTAGTTAAGAAGGTGCGTGAAAGTATCGGCAGTTGATAGCCTGCCAGTAAACGCCGCGGTGATGGAAATGGTAGACATGGTCGGCTTAAAACCGATTGCCTAAACCGGCGTACGGGTTCGAATCCCGTCCGCGGCACCGTCGAAAGGGGCAAGATAGAAAACAGCTTTTGTCTTCTCTTTCGCATCATCGATCACACGAAAGCGCGGATCTCTAATGGACGAAAAGGTACATCCTCTCATCGCAATGATTCAAGACACGTTGGAACAAGTGTTCGATTACGATGCTGATCGGGCTGAATATTCTTCCGGGACTCTTTACACTAATATTTGGGTTGATGGAATTGCTAGGACGGAATGGGCCATCGACGATAGCGAACTAACGATGTCTCTGACGTCGCCGATCAAAGTGCCGGTTGGGCCGGACCCGCGGCGGACTTTCCTCACCGCCGCGTTGGAAGCGCAAACTGCAGCAAAGTTATGGGCACATATTGCCCAAGTGCTCACGGTCGCAGCGATGCATAACTCGCCTAACAAATATTAGCTAGCATCTGCTCCGAATATCCGGGCGCCCATACTGACATGACTGGGATGTCGTCTTTCTTAACCCAAATTGTAGAGTTCCCTGGGAGCCCGATTATGCAGTATCCGCAATATTGTGCTTCAACGCGGCCTTCCAAGTCGCGCTGAAAGCCAAATTGTTCGCCCGCCTGGATCATTGCGACAATTTGGTCGAGCAGGTGAAGGTTGCACCCTCCCTTGTGATCGGCGACGTGCATCGCTAAAATGGTCATCACGCTCCGACTGTCGTACGCCTCAACCACAAACCTGTTCCCACCTTTCGAAATGGCAATATCCCATCTTCCTTTTTCTGCCGTGACGTTAGCCGTAAAGGCCTTACCGCACACGACGCACTCCAAGGTGAGCGGCTTCGCGAGCGCCAACAAAACGATTTTCAGGTCGTTGCTCTTCAATTGGATGCTCCGTTCTTAGGGATATTCCATGACGATAGACGTTAGCATATCCCGCAAAATGTCGCCCTTTCGACGTTAACCTTTCCACGTTTCTTATCGTCCCATTATGCTATAATGTCGACCTCGTCGAGGTAGCGCCATTCGATGCGGCGACACTTGACGCCAGCCAGAGCGCGACGGATGACGGCGAGGCGCCTAGGTGGCGGTGTGAGCCAGGGAGCTGGCGACGCCCGAAAACGTTCGTTGCGCAACAGCGACCCGTAGCCGTGAGCAGCAGCCCAAAAGGCGGCGAATTCTGCTGGGTGCACGGCCCCGAAGCCTTCCCGCTCAACCTCGGCGGGCGACAACCCATCGAGCAACGGCTCAACCCAGACCGACACGACTTCGACTTCAGTGATCAACACTTGTTTCTCGCCCCGTTTAAGGCCCTGCCCTTTCTCGATAAGCGGCAACAGGTCGCCTTGTTGGAGCTTGAGCCAGGAATCGACATGACGACGGGTAACGGTTTTTTGGCGTCGTCGCACCTGGTCGATGGTCAGGAAACATGACATCGGTCTAGGCATGATTGCGGTACTCCCAGCATTAGAGGTTGTCCCAGAAGGACAGACGTTAGCACGTTTGTCGGAATGTCGCCCTTTTGACGTTAACCTTTCCACGTTTCTTATCGTTGTCTTATGCTACACTGGTCGCATGACTGAGCCCATCGCCGTAACGGCAACAACACCAACCGAAAAATATTCGCTTACGGTTTTCCGCGATGGCAAACCGGTTCGCCGGTTTGGGCGTGTAGCTTCAATATTTATCGCTGAGGATGACTCTGTAGCTATGGCTATCACTCCCGGACATTATTCGTTTGGGACAGTAATAGCGAATAAAGGGGCTACCGGACCGATTTGGACGCTCGATGTCGACTTGTCGACCGTAGCGAGAGGACTGCCAACAGCCTATATCGGCGCTCAGACGTGGGTTATTACGCGCCTCGCCAAAAAGGGATGCGGGTGCAAGGGGAGCAACCCTAAACCTTCGGACAGTTGGGCGTAGTAAATGTTTATCAACTTGGATGATTTGGTCGCTGAAATAGACGATGGTAATCTTTCCGCCGTTTCTTTTGACGGGTTGCCTGGCGCAACAGATACCGCCATTCACCGTGATAAGATGGTGTTGACTACTGCCCAAAAAACGGCGGATTCTGGGCGCTTTTGGGCTTTTTACGATGTGATTCCGGCTATTCGAGCTGGTTGTGAGTTGCATAGGGCAGGTGTTGAGCGAGCTGACTATAGCATCGGTCGCCGCGAAAACGCTATCGATGAGTGCGACCCCATACCCGCGGATGAAGTCAATAGCATTCCCAAACCCGTGGCCGAATTCCTGGCCAGATTCGGGGAAGATTCTGGATCTGTAAGCGCTGCTATAGCCGACATAGCGGCTAAAAGATGGGTCGCGGGTGTCGGCTATTTAGCATTAATCGACGAGACTGCTTTAGCTGATATTGAGACCGACGTGATCGGGGCAAAAAGGTCTGATCTGGACACGAAACGTCTGCTTAAGGATCCCGCAACTCGTTGGCTTGTGCTTTCGGATCAAGAAATAGCGCGCGTTATCGGCTCGGAAAACAGCAAGCCGAAATGGCAATTAACGAATTACATTTCTGCTGATGGCCAGCAGAGGACCCGTTATATTGCTGATTCACAAATTATTGTGATCGAATTGCCTAAAAGGCATCCTAGGGCTCGTCATGTTTTTGACACGGCGTTGCGGCCTTTGACTGGCGATTGCGAGGCGCTGTTAGCTCTGTTGCGAACGGTTAGGGTTGTCGCTAATTCGCAAGCCGCTTCGGGTATTCTCTTATTGCCTCATTCGACGACGACACCGCGTGTGAGAGATGCGGAAGGTGAGCAAGGCGGAAAATCGCCATCGAAAGCGCTGGCCGAAGGGCTTGCGGCACCTCTCAGAGATGAAAGGTCTGTAGGCGCGCTGCTGCCCGTGATCCTGACCGGACCGACGGGGGACGCTCTTGAACAGGTCCGTTGGATCGATCTCAGACGCCAATTTGACAAGTCGATCAGTGACCTAATTGAGAAATATGATCGGCGCATCCGCGAGGGTCTTGATCAGCAGACAGACGAGGTTGCTGGTACCGCCGACCAAAATCATTGGTCAGCGATGCAATCAGCGAATAATCAGAAGGACCGTTATTCAGGCCGTGAAGCCGAAGCGATAGCGTCGCTTATTACCCGCGGTCTTTTACGGCCGTTCTTGCGTGCTCACGGCATTATCGATGAATGGCGATGGGGTCTTATCGTCGATCAATCTGCGATCGATTCGGCACAACGCCAATATTTGGTGTTGGAATTAGCGAAGCTTGGTGTGCTAAGTAATGCGGCAACGTTGCGGGAGTTGGGATTCAATGCTGAAGACGCCGCCGAGATCGTGGCTGTTTCGGTTGGTGATACTGCGTCTACGGCCCCTGTAACTGCTCCTGATAAGCCGATGGGCCTATCCGCATTGGATGGAATAGGCGAGGCGGCACGGCTCCATTTAGGGGTGTTGCTGCGCGAGAAATTAGGGCTTATCGCTGGCGAAAATGATGTGAATGATTTGCCGCCATCCGAGGTTGTGGACGTCGCCGCAAAACATGGGCTGATTACAGTGGAACAGCTTGACGCTACCGGCCAGTTATTGCGACAAGATTTATTGGCTGAACTCGAAAAACAGGAATGTCCACCCCATTTTGTGCATGCGATTTGTGATGAGTTGCTTGCAATATGGCGTGCGAATATCATGGCTCATGTCGACCGGTAGCGTTCTTGATGCAACAGTAATTCCGGTTGAATGGGGCGATCCTTTTGACCGTTTAGCGAACACCACTGCCGATGTTTTTCGGCGGGAGTTCACGCGTCTAGAAACAGTCCTTGCTGCATATAGCGCTGTTGGGTCTGTTTCTGCCGCGGCGTTATGGGCACCCGATCGCGTTGCTCAAGAAATGGCAGACGACTTAACCCCTGTATTAGGCGATATGGCTGCTATCGGATTAGATGCCGTCGAGGAATCAACAGGGGCAAAGATCGTTGATAGGACGGCAAGTATCCGGCGTACTGTCGGAAATTTGTCGAATAGGACGACTTGGGTAGGGGATGAAGCATTCGCGAGTATCTCGCGGCTCGTAGCACAATCGCATCGTGAAAGCTGGACGATCTCGAAGCTCTCAACAGAGATTAAAGGCTCGCTTGTGGATGCTGGCCTAGATGTCCCTGGCGGAGCGAAATGGGCTCAAAAACTGCCAAATGGGGAGATCCGATATCGGGCGGGTGGATTTTGGGTGCAGCGGATAGCGCGTACCGAATCGGCGCGAGTCGCTGCAGGCACCCGATTTGAGGGGGCTTTAGCGCTCGATTTGAGGTGGAAAGCATGGAGCGCTGCGAAGGATGAACGTACCCGGCAAACTCATCGTGATGCTGACCGTCAGATCCAATATTTGCGGGAGCCTTTCCGTGTCGGGGAAAGCCTTATGCAATATCCGGGAGATGCTGCCGGATCAGCAAAAGAAACTATCTTTTGTCGTTGCGCGACGACCTATGATGTGTCGGAAGAAGAAGCAATAGCGGCTGGAAAACCTTAGCATTTAGAGGAAATGGTTTGCCAATGGTTCTTAATCAAAGCCCATTCGGGGGAGCTAAAGATATTCCTTGTGCCATATGGGATGATAAAGACCTTCTGAATCTTTGCTCAGATGGGTATATCAATGATTCGCTGCTGTCCGCACAGCGAATGTTAACTCTTGAGAATGAGCACAAGAAAGCTATCTTTGCTATGTCTTTGTAAGTGTGTGGTATTATTTGGGCCTAACCTTTTTTTGCAATGCGAAGGATGCAGTTATGGGTATTGCCGCGTATGTTGGCGGGTATTTATGTTTCGAAGGTACGAAAACAAATGAAACATGGATGATTAGCCGGACTCACAATATTGGATGTTTCGAAACGCGGCCTTTGCCAATCACGTTATTCGATCAACCCAAAAACCTAGGTCACGCAGAGGCGATAGCGGTTGGTGCTATTACACGGCTTTGGCGTGAATCGCTTGATTCGGGTGTGGTAGGTATTCGATGGATCGGCACAATATCAGATACGTTGGAAGGGCAGCAAGCAATAGCTGCTATATCTGACAAAACGAACCGGTCGCGCAACTATCTTTCTGCCGATATCGTTGAAACTCAAATCGATGTCGAAGAAGTTCCGAGTACTTCTACTACAACCTATTTGCAATATTTTTTCGATGAGGCTAGCGGCACTCTTGCGCAACGCAAAGTGAGAGAAAACCTGATGATGCACGAAAAGCGTGTGCATTCAGCTTTTCTTTACGGTGCCACACTGCTGCCTATTGCGAGCGCATATCCTGGCGCGAACTCGCAAATATTAAGCAAAGAAGAATATGACGCCTATATGGGCAACCCTGATTTGCCGGATGTGCCAGAAGTCCAACACGAAACGATTGGCCCGTGGAAAGCGTTGAATGCTTCCGGTGTATATCGGCCACGCGAATATGATCGCGCCATATTCGAAATGCCCGAAGCTGCGACACCAACCAAGCTGACGGTGATCCCTGGCACGCGGCTTGTGCAAGGGCATTTAGGGGCGTGGGGAACCTGCCATTTGGGTATACCCGGCTGTAAGGTTATGCCGCGCGGTGTCTCATATGACGAATTTCATCGAACGCCTTTATCCTGTATTGATGGGAGCACGGTCCTAGTTGGCCCGTTGACGCTCGGGGAAGGCCATACCCCCGATGACATCGACGCTAAATGGCATCACGAAAATGTGCTCTCGGCGATAGCAGACATCCGCATTACCGAAGGCGTACATGGGCCTTGGGCGTCTGGCATTCTTCGCGATTCCGCCACCGAAGCGGACATAGAGGCGCTGGTAAAAAGTCATCCATCTGGCGAATGGCGCAACAATGAGTCTGCTTGTGTAGCAATGATGTTAGTGGTTACCCCCGGTTTTGGGGTAAAAGAAGAAGAAAAGAAGCCGTTAAAAGCGTCTGGTCATGCTTGTCGTTGCAGCGAATTAGGCGCAACAGATATGACGGAATCCGCAGAACTGGAAGAGCCAAATACGGCTATTCTCACTAATTCGGCAGAGACAGAAAACGCTAAAGCCGCTTTAGCTTTGATCAAAGAGCGTCTTGATAAAGCTAAAAGCGCATAATCACACTTTGAATATGTGCTAAGATATGGTTAAGACGGGAAATGGAGTAGCCAGAAATGGAATTTTTCGCCAGATTGCTTACCGCTCTAAGTGCTTGGATTGATGATCCTAGTACTGAAAATGCTGCCGGTCTGAGAGACCTTTTTAAGGCTCCTACACCCGAAGACCTTTCGGGTATTGAGGCGTCTAGTGATGACCTCATTTCAGCGCTTGAGGGGCTTACAGCCTTCGCTGAGACGATTGACAATGAAGAAGTCGTACACCTCTCGAATTTTTCCGTAGGCCTAGATGAGGTTCTTGCGGGTGTTCTTGATCGGGAAAAGGCGGCGAAGGAAGCTGTTGAGACGGCGCGGCTTGCGTTCGCTGCGATCCGCGAACGTCTAGCGGCGCGGACTGCTACTGTCGAGGAAGACGCTTCGTCAGAACTGGTGTCCGAGACTGTGGCCACGGAGTCTCTTGAGGCGGTCGAGTCTGTCGATACTACACCCATACTTAACCCGGTTTTAACTCCTTCTGCGTCTGTAACGGATGCGCCCGTGTCATGGGTGATGCACACAAAAGCTGGGAATAGTTTCGCGCCTGGGGCAGAGATCCCAGCGGCGAATGTCCCCGAAGCTCTTGCGCATGGGCTCGCCAACTTGTATTCGACCCGTGCCGGGGCTAGCGGCGAGCGAGCTGCTGTTATGTCGATTGACTTCGCTCAGCCGGTAAAGCTGGGGGCCGCGGATCTGTCTTCGCCTGCGCGGACAACCCTCCGCTTGCAACAGATCCTTGACCCTCAAGCGATCGTGGATAAGCCATTGTCGGCGTCGGGCGTCTGCGATTTTGAGCGGATCGTTGCAGCTCAGGCGTTGCCTTTGCCAGCGTGGCAAGATAATGGTATTGACGATTGGGGGATCCCTTCAATCGGTATCGAGGCAGGGATTGGCGATGGCATGAAGATCCGTTACCGGCGCCCGGTTTTAGATTCTGATCCGACTAGTTACAGTTGGGCGGATCCAGACGGCAATGACACAACTTTTGCTGACCAGGCAACTAACGCCAATTCCTATCCTTGGGTTCACGGCGATGACGAAAAAACATGCGGTCTTTTGCCTTGCGGAACAGACGCAATATGTGAGATCAAAGCGGATCCCGTCTGTGTGCAATATGAGCTTGAGTCTTCAATCTTTAACCCGGAGAATTTCCGTACAGTATACCGAGCATTTACCGTTGCTATGGCGCGTCGTCGTTCACGACAAATCTTCGAACGGGTCAGCGCTCTAGCAGAAGACAGGACGGTCCCGAATCAGGGCGACGTCGGCGCTTTAGCGTATTTCTTGACGGTCCTTAACGCGTATCGTGCCCGTATGATCTCCGAGCATAGATTGCCGCAAAGCTTGAAATGGAACATCTCTTTACCGAGCCATGCGCAGTTCACATTTCAGCAGGATCTGCAGTGGTCTGCTGGCTGGAACGCACCCGTGGTTACGACGCAAACCATTGTGAATATCTTTGCGTCATATGGGTGGGCTTTGAGGTGGCGGCGAGAAGGCGCGCCCGGTGACAACACGGAGTTGACTGTTGGCGCTGCTGGCTCACCGATCGAAATGCTTCCCCAAACCGTGACCGCTATTCTGTGGCATGATGGCGCCATTTTTGACTTGGGTGGCGGGAGCATGACAATCGGGACTGTCGTCGATAGCCAGTTATTGCGGCAGAATCGTCGTGAGATCTGGGAAGAAAGGTGGCTAGGGACCTGTCTATTTGGGTTTGCTCCGGTGAAAGCTACGTTTGATCTTTGTGCGAATGGCCACAACCAGATCGAACGGTTATCGGCTGATTGCAGCACTGTTTCACTGGTCTAAATCTTTCCGGAACAATAAAGCTGCGATAGTGTTTCCCCGAAATTCGGGTGTCTAGTTTGGGAACAAAAGTATGTCTGTTGCTTTGAACGAAATGGCTTTCAGCCCAATTAGCCCCGATCGCCCTAATGGGTTGTTCTCACATCAGTTATGGGATATCACAACTAATGTTGAGAACAACCTGATGGGTGGCGCTCTGTGGCGCACAGAAGGGATCGTAGTTTCAGCGCGGGCAGCGGTAGGACCCGCAACCCCGGCGATGGGCTGCCATGTCGGAGTTACGGCACGAACAATAGGCCCAGAATGTGGGATTGATGAACCTATTTCGCCGGTCAAAGTTGGCCCCGAATGTTGGTGCTTTTTCGGTTCTGAGATCACAATCTTTCGGTCTTTTGATCGAATAAACGGTGCGGCAGGACTCGAAGAAGAAATAGTTGCTTCGGCTACGCGTGACGCTTTAAGGGCGTTAGAACTGCGTTTAGAGCAGGATTTAGCCGACGGAAACATGCCGCCCGATCCTGGCGACGATAGTTGTGATAACCCAGCTATTTTCGATTTTAACGCCATTCCTAATTGGGCGTTAGACGGTTCGGGAATGCCTATTGCAATGTCCATTGCGACGGCTTTAGGGCGTCTAGAACAGCTCATTGTTGAGAATGGTGGCGGAGTAATCCATGTGCCATATGCTCTTGCTAACGCTTTATTGCGATCCGGTTTAGTCCGCTTATCGGGCACTAGCATGAGCACTATTATTGCGGGTGTGGCTATTATTGCTGGCGCCGGGTATCCGACATCGACCATTATGGGTGGTGGCGTTGCAGGCCCTGGCGAGAGTTGGATTGCAGCGACGGGGCCCGTCGCCTATTTGCGTAGCAATGTTCAGGTGCAAGGACCTGTATTTGATGCTCACGCTAATGAGCATATGATTCGGGCGACGGTCGAGGGTTTAGCTGTTTGGCTGCCGACCGTTCACGCTACTGTGCTAGTAGCTGATCAAGGGATTTGCGGGTAAATGACCGAATGCTCAGACTCCATAATAGGTTTTCCCCCGGCTGCCGAAGCATGCACATGTGCTAATCTTGGTGGCGGTGGAACAGTGAATATACCTAACCCTTTGCCTGTCACTTTTGATCTGCCGCCCGAGGTAACGAATGATGTTTTGATAACTCATATCGAAGGCGAATTTTGGGATTTGTGGCCCGAAAATGTGGTGTCTTGGTCGGTAACAGTCGAAGAAGGCACCGCGATTCTTGTCGGTGTTAACAATGGTGGCAACACCGAGTTACATGCTGGCGATTGGGTTGGGGACGGAGTCGAAGCCGATTTTCGAAGCAATGACACTGTTGCACATCCTATTCAAATAGACGCAAGAAATGGGCGCGTCTTGCTAAACGTTCAAAGTCGTCCATAAAAACCTACCCTATTTAGGGGAAAGAGAGAGAAAAAATGGCTTCTACTTTTACCGGGATTCAACGTTCCGGCACGACTCAAACAGTGGATCTTGTGACGGATAACCCGCCCGTCGCGGGTGCGCCTTTAACGTTCACGTTGGCTGCTGATGGTTCTCGTTTCGGTTTTGAAGCGGTGCAGAATCAGGCTGGGACTTTGCGTTTCCAGACGCCCGCGACGTCTGCTAATGCTGATTGGCTGCCGCTGTTTCAAGTAGCTCGGGCTATTGGCACTTTCCAGAATCAGCCGAATACGGCGGTGACCGTCGAGGTTTCAGACGGCACCAATTCGGGCCTATTTGCCGGTGATGGATTCCTTGTGGAGGCACGTGGCGACTCTACTGCGACGCTTACGCTTGACGCCGCGCAACGGTTGCCGTATTGGGCTGGCACCATTAACGACGATATCGAAGCGTCCGGACCGGATTATATTCTTGAAGAACTCACTGCTCTTGGCGCCGATATTGCGTTACCGGAAATCGTATTTACCGTCACGCCATATACTGCCGATACCATTGCGACGCCGGTTGCTGCTGTAACCGACCCAGAAGTCGCGGAGTCTTTAGACGTTTTGGTCCGTCTTTCGCGGCAAGCTTTTGACCTTATGGGTGGCGACGATCGTTCTGCTACTGGCATGGTCGCAGCGGAAATTGAGAATACTGATACCGCCGATTTCGACGTTGATTTAGGGCTTCTTTTGAGCCAGGACTCAACGTATATCGCTGGTTTGCCGGTGACTACTGTCGCTAGTGTTACAGGCCAGTTCAGTGTCGATAATGTGACATCTTTCTCTGGTACCGTCTATACGGGTGCTGTTGGTTTGTCCCTTAATGGTAATGACCTTACCCCTGTTTTCGTATCGCAACCAGACATGATTACAGCGTTTTCTAACGATGACACGATCCGGTTGCAGTTCCGCGAGCAGGGCGTTCTTTTGCGTCTTGCACCTGGGGCTCGGGTAGTTGTCGTTGCGTCTAGCCGCTCATAAGGTCAGCAAAAGGTAGAGGTTTTCTGATGGGACAATCGTTTATTCATTCCAATAACCAGCCGGGAGCGCAACGAGAGCCTACAGTTTATCGTAGTATAGATGGTGTTGCTTTTACGGTAAATGATGAAGGCCAGGCGGTAGGGTTAGATGGCAATGTTTTAGCGGTTGTCCCATCTGGAAACATTTATATCGCTGGTGATGGTCCGTTACTGGGCTTTGACGACGCGGATGGGACCCCGATAGTGGTTCATTCTGATGGGTCATATACGTTGCCGGGCGGGACTGCATATGCGTTGGATGGCGTGTGGCGTCCTTGGGATTACCAGTTGACTTCTACCCCTCCTGATCCTTGTGCCGGGATAATATCACCTGGATCAGATGGCCTTTATGTTAGTGGGACTGCAGGCGGATATGGTGGTAGTGTCGATTTAGCAACGCTTTCAGGGTTTAGTAATATGTTGGGCGCGCCGGATACGGTAATGTTTACGTTGACGTCTGATGTGACTAATAACCAATATTCTTGGTTAACATTCGATCCTTTACCAGACGCGGCGTGTAAGACGGTTACGGGCGGCTCTATCTCGATCACTATGGGGATAGTGACTAATCCCGAAAATCTTACATTGATCGTCTATTACGGGGCTTCTGGGGCACCAATCAGCCCGATACCTGGAAGCAACCCGCCACCCTCTGCCACAACTACTTACGCGTTGACCGCGCCGCAAGCTTTAGCATTATCGACAGGACTCGGCCAAATTCTTTTAGGTGTCGAGGACCATAATGCTGTTGCGTCTGTCTTCAATATTGATGCCATCAAACTTACTTTAGACTGGGTATAGCAGTCATGACTTTTCCGATAAAGCTAGTTTTACCGATGGAGAAATTCGAGAAGGGCGCGGTGCTATCTAGAGGTGATGTCCCCAAGTTTGTGGCTGATCTTTGGGTGAAAAACGGTATCGCTAAGCCAGTCAAAAAAGGTAAATGAGATGAGTCCTGTCCCGATAATTTTGGCTGCTTTGGCATCGTCTAATAGGTCTGTTGGTGGCGGTTTCAGTGCCGCCAACAACAACACTTGTCCTCCTATCGGGTCTTCTGCCGCCGTCGCAAAGAATGCTAACGCCGTATTTTATCCTGGAATATATTCTGGTTGGGATTTCCCAGGGGGCGGGACGTCCCCCGATAGTTTCGACGGCATAGAAAATTCGTTTGTCGGCCCAGACGGTATTGCATATGTCGCTACTATCAGCGGGGATGAAGAGAACCCATTTGACGCCGTACTAGGCTATTCTTTCCCTGGAGATGACCTAGTCGCGCAATGTGGTCTTACGGTTGTTGGCGGGAATATCGAAGTTACGTTAACTGACCTTACCGGCGTTAGTAACGACCCGGAAAACGACGGGCTAGTAGCGCTATTCATCCTGCTCGATGATGGTGAAACTAGCGAATACTTGACAAGTTCTATCGGACTTGGCGCACAAACATTGACCGGAGAATTGACCGCATCGCAAGCCGCGCAAGTCGCTACCGGCCAATCGCCCGGTGTCGTATTATGGTTTTTCCGAGGTTTCAGCGATAACGTCGCGAGTATTGATAGTGTTGTTGCTACATATGATTGGGTGAATTAGCATGGTTCCGATGGCTGGTATTCCGTCGCTGTGGTCTCTGACGGGGCAAGCGATGCGGCTCGTATCGAATGGGACAGCGTTACTTTCTTGTTCAACTATACAGCCTAAATACGTGATAAAAAATGGCTAACTATTTGTGCTATACTTTTCTAGGGTCGTAATGGGAGAAAAGTCAAAATGGCAAATGGACCTACCTACAACTTTGTTTGCGCGCTGATCGCTGAAGAATTGAACACTGGCGGTATCGATCCGGCCGGTTCAGCCTATTTTGTTAATGACCCGGTCAGTTTAACGAACACTGCGAATATCGAAACCGGTGAAGAAATCGTAATGAAGAACGGTGATGGTGGCGTATGCTGCGCTCCAACTGGCTGCGATACGGTCAAAGGTGCGTCTGGCGATTTCACGGTTTGCTCTTGGGATCCTTTGCTCAAATCGTGGCTCGCTGACATGGCTCCTATTACAAATGTCGACGGTGATGTGACTGGCACAAAGATGCCTTTCGGGACCCAGAAATGCACACGTCGTTTCTCTATTGAACTTTGGGAAAGAGTTTGTTTCGACGGCGTGGAGGCTCCTGGATACGTTCGGACACTCATCTCGGGGGTCACATTCACGCCAAATGATGGAGACATCGCTTTCGGGCAACGAACGCGTTCGTGGACCTGGAAAACTGCAGGTGGCAGCATGAACGATATCCCCGGAATCATGGGCGATTGGGATGGTGGAGCAAGCCAATTAGGTGGCGAATGGTATTCGCCTTCTGATATTCCGTCTTTGCCGACGAATGAGTTGATCCCCATCGCCGACTTGTAAACAATGATGTCTCGCATCTGTTCGCCTTGGGTTGAGCCTGAAGATCTTTCTTGCTGGGATTCGCCACCGAGCGGTGTTGATCTTGCAGAATGGCAGGCTCAACTTAAGGCTTATTTGACGTTAGCGACAGGACAACTGTCTACCATTTCAGGGATTGGTGTCTGCGAAATAGCAGAAATACCCTGCCGTGATACGCGCATTTGCTGTGGTTGCAGTTGTGTCGGGAGATGCGATATTTGTGGGCGCCCATCGGCGTTAGAACTGCGAGCGCCAGTGGTTGAATTGCTTGAAGTCCTGATCGATGGGGTAGCTCAACCGTTAAACGACTTCGCGTTGAAGGGGGAAGGCAACCGATGGTTATATCGGCTCAATGCGGAATGGCCTAATGCGTTGCGGTTAGACCCGCCGACTGTCGTCGTGAGATATAGCTTCGGCGTTGAACCAACAGAGACCGATATTCATGTTTTGGGCGCCTTAGTATGCGCCTGGGCATCCCCAAAAAACAGTTGCAACCCTCCAGTCGGCACGACATCTATCAGCCGACGCGGCATAACGTGGCAAACATCCGGGGCTAAAGGCCGAAAAAAAATTGTTGAAGGCTACGGACTGCCCTTAGTCGATGCTTGGATTACGACCATTACGGCAGCAAATGAGTTAGATGATTCCGTATGGTCAGTTACGTTACCTGAGTCTAGCCGGTCTGATAATATCATTTGGCATACAGAATAGCTGTCAAATTGAAGGGGTTCCTTGTGAAGAAAATTGAGCATTACGATCCGGCAGGTCGTCATATTCGGACCGAATGGGTTAAGGATGACATTTCGCCTACAACTGGTGCCGTTTTTTCTCCTATCGGCGAGTCTGTTGCTGCTGTAATAGCGTATTTGGAGTCGGCTCCCGATGGCGAAAAGAAACGTATCGGCGATATTGAGGAAGCTAATGGACGTCGTAAAACGATCCTGAAAGCCGCGTTTGGAAAGACTTATTTACCGACAGAAGAGATTGAGGATGACTCGATTCAGCAGAATAACGGTGATGTTACAAGCATGGTTAACGCAGGTATTGACGAATAACGAATGGTGGACTGAGGACGACGATACGGTTATGGTCCGCACGGAACATTCAGGTGTCACGGACGACGCGTGTGGGAGAATTGCCCGAATTGTTTTTCAGGGAGCGTTTCCAGCATTTGACGAAGCCTGTGCCGATTGTCTGCACGTTTGGAACGACGCATGGCGCATCGAACTAGTTGATTGTGTTGGCGCTAACCTCGCCTATGAAGAAGAAGAAAGCTCTAAAGAACTGGAACTACAAGAAGTATTAGCATCAGTCCTAGCCGCTTTTTGGGTGGATAAAGATAGTCTGAAAGACCCGCTTGTAAACTCATCTAAAGTGATCCTTTCTAACATTGCACCCATAGATTTGTTGGGTAGTTATGTTGGGTATTCGATCAATTTAGTGTATGAACGGCGAATGGCTTCCGAAGATATCAGTCAAGGATAACAAGATGATGGCACAAAAAACGCGGTGGGTTAGGTTCCAAATTCCGACGTCTGAAGGGCTGCGAGGCTCTGTAGTTTCTGCGGCTTCTTTAGGTCCTAAATTGCAGAACTATTTGAAGAATGGAATAGTGGTGTACGAACATGTTTACTCAAATAGTGATATCGCCCGAGTTGATGGTTCGGACAATGGCCAGGAGCCCGGCGAGGCTATCCCAAGCGATGGCCAACCAAGCGACGCGTAACGTCCTTTCCAAACAAATCCAACAGTGCCCGGTAGATCAAGGCACGCTGAAGCAAGATCTGTCGTTAAGAGCCGGGCGAACTGTCGAGAATTTGCCTGTGCTATATTCGGGTTCTGCACTTCCGTATGCACGGAAACAGCATTACGAGAATCAAACAAAACCTTTGTTCTTGATACCACGATAAAGGAAAAACCAGATGGCTGCTGAGATTGTCGATTTTGATCGCTGGCTGAAGAATAACGCTAAAGCTGTTCCGAATTTTCGGTTATTTGGCCGAAATTGGACTATCAAACTGTTGACTTCATCGCAGATAGGGGCCGGGGAAGCGACTGCCGTTATGGATGCCGTCGACAAGGTGCGCCGTGAGCAGGAGCGTCTAATGGAGGTCACTCCTAGCACTGCCCCGGCAGTGGTGAAAAGTATCGTTGATGCTTTCCTTGAATGCGTGGATGCTGCCGTCATTGATGCTGAGGTGTTCCGCGAGAAATTCGAGGCGGCTGGAGGCTTGCCTTTGCCTGCTCTCGGCCGTCTGGTTGAGCAGATTAACACCGAAAGTTTTCAGGGTAATGTCCCTTTGGGGTGATTCGGTCAGTACGGGACCTTTTGCGTTGGGATTTCCCGTATTATCAGCATATATGGCGTAAAACTTATGGGTGTTCCATCCACTCGGCGACATGGGTTGAAGTCGTTGAATGGTTCTTATGGTTGATCGGCGAGAGCGAAGTTGCTGGTAGCGACCCTGAAAGGGATGCTCAAGGGTTTAAAGATCGTGACGCTAGGCGTAAAGCGTGGGCGAATCTTTTATTAGATACTGGAAATAGCGATGTTCCTATTTCGGGTATTACCGAAGTAACGACAAGCGATAATCAGGTTGTTTCGGTAAGGATGCGGGATAGCAGTTCTCTTAACCCTGCTATAATGAAGCAGGTACGTGCTGCTATGGAAGGTGCCAAAATATGACTTTTGCGCCTTCGGCAGGTAATATAGTCGGGTCTGGCTGGTTTGAAATTAAGCCGGGCCTGTCTCAAGATACGGCTGATTTGGCTAAAGGTTTCGCGCCTTTAGGCCAGTCGGCTGCATCTGCATTCGCGCAGTCTTTTTCGGCTGGTTTGCAGCAAAATCTAGGGACTGCTTTAGCTGCAGCAATGAATTTACCTCCTGTCAATTTGGCGGTTAACACCGATGTCGATGAGGCAGAGTTATCGGCCGAAGTGACGCAGGCGGCAAATAATATTGCTGCAAATGTTGAAGTTGACACTTCGGTTGATTCGGCGGAGCTTGCTAGCGAGGTCGGAGCGGCTGCCGACGCGTCAACCCCGACCGTCGAAGTGTCAACTTCGGTCGATTCCGGCGAATTAGCCGCAGAAGTTGGCGCCGCTGCCGACGCGGCGAATCCGAATATTGAGGTTTCTACCTCGGTCGATTCGGCCGAACTCGCAACCGAGGCTACCGGCGCCGCTGACGCTGTTACGCCGACGATCACCTATCGCGCTCAAATTGATTCTGCAGGGCTGACCAGCGCCGCGTCATCTGCTGGCGCTGCGATCGGCGCCGCTTTGGGTGGTAGCGGTGCTGCTGGCGGCGCGGCTTTAGGCAATGCCGTCCGCGAAAGCCTTTCCAAAGGCGGTAAAGAAGGCTCGGAGTCTATTACCCAGTCTTTGCAGTCGTCAGCTCAAAAAATAGGGACTTCTCTTTTCTCTTTTGGCGGCGGGATATCTGCCGTTCTTGGGCTCAAAGCTGGAATATCTGACCTTGAAATAATCGACAAAAAGGTTCGAGAAACCGCCACCCTTTTCGGTCAGCCAGCTAGCCAATCTGGTGGGCTGATAGATAGTTTGCGTTCGGGCGTTCAAGAAGTTTCGAACGAATTAGGCATCCTTCAAACCGACATTGTCCCTGCCCTTTATGACTCTATTTCTGCTGGTGTCCCCCAATCCGGCATTAACCAATTCCTGGTAGATGTCGGCAAGTTCGCGACGGCTGGCGCGTCTGACATGACTGTCGCAGGCGACGCGGTTACAACAGCGCTGAATGCTTGGCAGCTTGACGCCTCAAAAACGACCGAGGTAACAGACAGTCTTTTTGCTGCTGTTCAAGGTGGTAAAACCACTGTCGACCAGTTAGGCGGCGCGCTATTTAATGTGGCGCCTGCCGCTGCGAGCCTGAATGTTCCGCTTCAAGAGGTTAACGCGGCTCTTGCCGCAATGACTTCTCAAGGTATCCCCACCTCTGTCGCTACGACACGACTAAATGCGGCGTTTACCGCGCTGCTCAGTTCTAGCAAAGAACTCACACCGGTTTTTCAGGGTTTAGGCTATGAAAGCGCCGAGGTCGCGATCAGGCAAGAAGGTCTACAGTTCGCTCTTGACTCGGTCTATGACGCTGCTGGGGGCACGGCGACAGGCCTGCTTAACCTGCTTGGGCCGACAGAAGCGGTGCAAGCTGCACAGGTTTTGGCTGGTACAGGGGCAGAGAAATTCAGTTCTGAGCTTGAGCGTCAAGCAAACGCGGCTGGTACCGTCTCCGAAGCGTTCAAGATTATGGATGAGGGCCCAGCCGCTACTATCCGCCGATTCAAGACCGATTTGCAGACGTTGGGCGTGGCTTTAGCGGAAGCTTTTTCGCCGATTTTGTCGGCTGGTTTGCCAGCTTTACAAGCTTTTGTTCCTATCGTTGACGCTGCTGTTCCTATTATTGGTGCGCTAGCTAAAGGGGTCGAAATAGCGGCTAACGCTTTCGGGGCATTACCGGGCCCGTTGCAAACTGCTGTGATTGCTGGAGTCGCGTGGAATAAAGCTGGCGATGGCATCATCGGAAAAGTTAATTTATTAACGAAATCTATTCAGGGTTTCGGCGGTATTGGTAATCTTCTTTCTTCGGCATTTACGTCGTCTGCGGGTAGTGCCACATCGGCGGGTGGTGCTTTCACTAAAGTTGTTGGCGGCATTGCAGCATTAGGACCCGCGGGTATCGCTGCTGGTGCAGCGATAGGCGTGATTGGTGCCGCCTATTTATCGGCTAAAAAGAAGTCTGACGACTTCAAAAAAGCGACTGCTGAAGTCACAAAAGCGCTGCAAGACCAAGATGGTGTACTCAACACGAGCACAGCCGCTTTAGCTGATTATCTGGGGACACAATCACGTTTCGTTGATCGCAATCAGGTCGATGACTTAGGCCGAATGAAAACAAGCTGGACGGAAGTCGCCCAACAGATCGAAGCAGGTGAAGACGGTCTACGCGAGTTTATCGCTGCAGCAATCGACGCTGGTGAAATAGATGTTGCTCAAGGACTGAAAACCGATGATGCCATAGATCAATATCTCAAAGGTCAAGACCAAGTATTAACAGGCAACACTGACATCATCAAATCGTTTGAAGAGGTTCGTGATTCACGCGAGAAAGCTTTTGACAATAACATTAATGCTCTCCTTGTTGATGGGCGAATAAGCAAAGATGGGCAAGCATTAGCCCAGAATTATAAAGAAATGGGGCTTTCCGCAGAACAGGCCCTAGACAAGCTTGAACAAATGGAAGCGATCGTACCGAAGATTGTAGGGTCGCTTGAAGGAACGACGCTGAACTTCGGCGAATTGTCGCAAGAGGCACAAGATTTCGCTTCGGAAATGGATCGGGCAGGGGCTTCGTCTGGCGAAATTCTGCAAGGACTTTCTGACAAATCGCTGCTAACAGCGACAGATCTGCAAGCTTTGCAACCGCAATTAGAGCGCGCCGGAACCGGCATTGTCGAACTTGGGTTAGCGTCGTCTACTGCCGAAAATGATATGGCGGCTATGTCCGAACGGTCTGCCGCCGCGGCTGAAGCTAACCGGGCTTTGGCCGAGGCGACAGGCACCGCTGTAACACAACTCAATGAGCTGAACACGCTTGATCTAGGCGATTTGAAACTGGTGCTGCCAGACGATATTAGCGCTGAAGCGCTTGAAGATGTCGCCGATGTTTTGACCGAAATGCGTGAATTCGCAGACGAAAATAACATCCCTGTCGAGCTAGTCGCGCGTTTTGGTCAAGATGCCCTTGAGGGGATGAAAGACCAATTTGAGACGATCACATCAGGCGTTGAAGGCATTTTCGAGATTGATATTGATCCTGATATCACCTCGCTTTCCGAGGCTTTGGACTCTGCGGAACGTCAGATTATAGCGGATCAGAATTTTTCTCAGAACCTTAGGCAAATGTATGAAGACGGCTTTACTGGAGTAGCGCAATTTATTGCGACTTTGGGTGATGATCAAGCCGCAGCATTTGTTGAAGAATTCATGGGTTCGTCCGATGACGTCAAGCGTGAAATGGAGAAGAAGTCTGAGGTCTTCAAGACAACTTTCCGTGAAGAAACTCAAGAATGGGGTAAGTTAGGGGCGGATTCTGCCGGGATTTTTGCGCCTATGTTGAGCGCTGAAGGCGAAGCGCTTAATAGCTTTTTGCAAAATGAGCTAGCAAAAACTCCCGACATTGTTGCAAGCGAACTCAGCGAACTTGGTGTGGTAATCCAAGGCACTACCCAGACGGGTATGGCCGGGGTTGTTAACACCATCCTTGGTGCTAGCGGCGCCATCTCTGGCGCTACTCAGACTAGTATGGGTGGCGTTGTTAACACCATCCTTAGCGCTAGCGGCGCCATCTCTGGCGCTACTCAGACTAGTATGGGTGGCGTTGTTAACACCATCCTTAGCGCTAGCGGCGCTTTTCCTGGCGCTACTCAGACTGGTATGAATGGTGTTGTTAACACCATCCTTGGTGCTAGCGGCGCCATCTCTGGCGCTACTCAAACTAGTATGAATGGTGTTGTTAACACTATTTTGGGTGCTAGCGGCGCAATCTCTGGAGCTGCTAGCCAGACTGGGACGGCGTTAACAACCGCATATGGCACCCCCGTCATTACGGGGCTACCGACGACGACACAAACCGCGTTCAATTCGACGGCAAATACCATCCTCGGCGCGTCTGGCCCTATGGGAAGCGCCGCGGCCCAAACAGGGGCAGCAGTGCCGCAAGGTTTCGGCACGGGTTTGCCCGGAATGGACCCACTCACTAGAGCAGCATTTGAGTCCGTTAACGGGGTCATAGGAGCGTCACAAGGCATATTAGGGGTAGCTGCCGGTCTCGCCGGGCAGGAAATAGGGCGTCGCTTCGGAGACGGCATCGAATACGGGATTAATTCGAAACAAGACACTGTGCAAGCCGCAGCAAATCGGCTGGCGAACGTCGCGGCAAATGCTATGCGCGCAGCGTTAGCGATCGCATCACCGTCAAAGGTCGGTGTTGAGATCGGCGATAACTTCGGTGGGTCTGTAGGGATGGGTGTCGCAGGGGCCGAAGGGGCCGTAGCGGATGCTAGCGCCGATCTCGCTAAGGCGGCTGTTGATGGCGCCAATTTTGACGGTATTGATGAGAGCGCGGCTAAAGCTGCGGCAGGAATCAGCGATTCGTTTAGCGACGTGACCCTAATCCCAGAAAGTGAACAACAAAAAACTTTGAATTTCCTGGATATAGCATCTGAAAAAGTGCGTGGAATTACTCTTGAAGATATCCAATCCCCGACACAAGGCAACGTATTTACCTCTTTCGCTGATAAGGCTTTTGATCAGATTATTAACGGATCGGTCAATGAGATGTTTACACGCGCTGCGACGCAAGCGGTCGGCAATTTAGGGCCTGGTGCTGCTGGAAACTATCAGGCAGGCGCCGGTTCCACTGTTGCATCTCAAGGTCTGTCTCCTGCTGCGTATGCTGAGATTGGGCGGCTAATAGCGGCAGGACAAACGACAACAAACGTGAATGTGTCTGCTCCGGCTACGCCTATCATTGATCCGTATAATCCGCGTTCTGCTACTCGGACGGCTGATATCGTTGGTAACCGAATCAGTGAAGTGCTGGAACGATCAAACCGCGGGGAGAATTAGCTAAATGAGTTGTGATGCTGAAGCCAATAGGCTAATGATAGGTCGATGGGTTTGCGGAAAAAACTGGACGGTAACATGTCCTAATGGGCTGCAGCATTCAGCGAATCCAAATGATACAACCATTTCTATTTCTGGCTATATTCAACCTATTCGTGGTGACGGCGCTGCTGATGGGCTTTATCAATATTCGGGCCCGTCAGATCCTGGCTATCAGGCGTTGTTGAAAGAAGCGAAGCGGATTCGCCGCGAACTGATGTCTCTTGTGGAATATCAACGTGATATGCGTCGACCGGTGCTCATTTGGCTTGAGTCAGACCTGTTTGAGCGTTGCATGGCGATCCCTTTAGCGGTCGATATCACGGTAGAGAAATTTGCGTTAAATAACCGTGGTCCGGATGGCGCTTTTCTTTCAAATGGGATCAAATACAAAATTGATTTTGAGCGTGTGGGCGGCGAGTCAGAGATTGAGTTTGAATCTCGTATCATCTCTAGCATGCGCCCAACTTATTGGACTTTCCCTATTGGTGCCCCTTCGTTCAGGTCTGGTCTTTGGGCGCCACCAGCGGAAGCCGATCTAACGGCATACACGAATAATGCTGGATTTGCGCGTGGTGTTGCTTTATGCGATGGGTCAGCAACAAATATGCGAGTATTCCGTGAAATACCGCAAACTGCGTCGCTGCCTATGGGGCGTGTAGACGCTCGACGGTGGAAAGTCGATTTTGAGTCTGACCCGCTTGCCTTGCAAAAAGGTGCAGTAACGATATGGACCGAAGGTGTCAATAATGTCTGGGATCCGACGAAACCTTTAGGCCGCGTTGCTGTGGGCCGTTGGGTGCCCGATCATGGGAAAGTAATTCCCCCTGACTGGTGGGAACTGGAAAACGGCATTATCCGTTTGCGTCAATGGACTGACGGCGTCGTCGCTGGGTTCGCTATCCAATCTTTCTACGGTGGTGTTTGGTCTCCATTTCGTTCTTTCCACCTTTTTGAGAACGGCAATGGGACCCCTATCATTGTGTGGAAAGACATGCAAATCTTACGTAACGATGAAGAGGATTGCGCCATTAGGTTTGTTGGATCTACAACCAATGACTATATGACGGACCGACGCACAGTGCTCGATATATCGTTACGTCGTGGTGCTCGACATCTTGAAATGGTGGCTTCTTATCCTGATTCGTCGAATAATGGGTTTGCTCTTAGAGGGATTGCAGGCGCTTCGAACCACACTATTTTTTCTCAAATAGGGGTCCGTGGAAATAACCCTATTGGTGGATGGCGTTTTCCTGTTATGACGCCACAAAGCTTGACGGATTGGGATCTCAACAACGGGATCTATAACCGAAACACCAATCGCATCCGTTGGGCTATCGGTGCGACCCCACCAGGATTCACTAGTGGCGGTATTGAGGGTTGGGAAAATATTGAAGCAGATTATTTAGCTGCGACTAACGAATCTGTCCATACGGTAAGGTAGCGATATGTCCTCAACGATTAGACGTGTCGCTAGTGATCCTGGCAGCTTTGATATTGTGCTTAATACCGATATTCTACCTGAGTCTATTTCTAGCGGTGCTCGAGAATTTGGGACGCTTTGGGTCACTACTGCACCGGTGGAAGAAGGCGCCAGAAACGTTTGTGTTTACGGTGGTGTCGTCACAAAAATCAGTCGCAGCACTGACCGCGGCCTAGTCCAATTGTCTGGGAGTTCACTGGAATGGCATCTAGGCACAGCACGAGATTCCGGCCCCGTAATGATCGGCGTCATTTCGCTCGTTGGGCCACCTCCTGTGAGCGTAGGCACAGCGCTAGCATGGGCCTACCCGGTCGTCCCAGTCCCATATAACCCGAATTTGAGCCGTATCCAAGCTAATCCGCCCGGCTCGATTATGGGCGCTAATTATCAAGCTTTGCAGACCCGCGCCGACTACCTGAACATTATCAGAGGGAATCATCAAGGATCGGGCAATAATACGACAGATTGGTATGTTAACCCGCGAACAAGAGAGGTCGAATTCGGGCAGGGGAATTACATCCATGCAGCATCCCCGATTCTGCACCAACGTGAAATATCCGATCCTCTTTTGCCTTCGATCACGATCAAAAATGCTAGCCTTGCTTCTGATTGGCAGGACTGGTATAACCAAGTTATTCTTGCCGGTGCTTCTTTGTCTATGGGCCCGCTGACCATCACGCAAGTGTTGCCGTGGCCCGCCCTTCCAGCTGTGGGATCTTCGCCTTATCGCTATGCTACGGGGAATGATATGCATATGGCTATCGGTAAAGATCAGCCACATGCTAGCCTGATCGGGTTAGGTCTTTTAGCTGTGGGGTTGCTGGATGGCGGTCAAGCGCCTCAACATACTTTCGCTTGCACTGTTGACCATTTTGATCCTGGTGGGCCGTTACAAGCGGGATGCAGGGCCCGTGTATGGGCGCCAGAGATAGGGATGTTTAACCCTAATGGGCCGTTAATCGAGTTCGCTGGAGAAAACATATGCCCGATAGATTTACCTGTAGCTGGAGTTGAATGGTCAATACAAAATGGGATGGGCGTATATTGGCAATATGGTTCCGGTGAGGTATTGGATTTGTCGCCATATGTTGTGCGCGGGGATTCCACAGCGACGTTAATTGTTGGCGAATGGAAGAAAAAGAATGTTCCACGCCAGTCTATGCGCGCAAGTCGAACTAGAGGAATGGGGTAAAAGATGGACGATGGAATGATTACAGAAGCTACACAAGATGCGGCTACTATGTTGCATATGGCTGGTCCGGCTAGCAAATATTTAGAACTGAATCAGTTGTTTTTGTCGGCTGCTAGCATGGCGGCTCAAGCTCAAGCAATGGTAGATTCCGCTGAAACTCAAATGAAAATCGCCGCGGCCGATATGGATAGCGAGCGTCGAAAACTCATGTCAGTTGGACAAGGCGAAAGAGTAGATCTCGTAGATCGCGGTATGGAGCTTGTTGCCGCCCCTCAAGACGGGGTAGAGACGTTGGTTATGAGCCAACTACTGACGCGTGAAGAATGGCGCGCCTTGAAAAAAGATCTCGGGGTTACAAGCGAAAAAGGGTTTAGCATCGTTCGCGAATTGCGCTCCAAAAAGCGCCGACCCATAGCCGAAAAGGTGTGATAGGGCGGCAGGTCATTTTTCTCGAAAGCTTCGCATATAAAGGGTATGTGACTTTCGCTACCGACCCGTCAGACCGGAAAAATAGACCTGTCGTTCTATCCTTTTAGACGATGATCAACGCTGATCAACTATTTGATATTCTAACTAAGCTCCCAGAACCCGACGCTACTGTAAGGTTCTGGCGGTCTTTGTCTGTCGACCAAAAACGTGAGCTTTTCCCGTTCTTTTTATCGTATTTCGGGGAAGACGCATACGCCCTTTTCGTCAAAGACCCCGAAGAATTCATTTCGGTTGTGATGGGAGAAGCGATCTGGTCGAAGCAAAGACAGATCGTGGAAGCCTTATCGCAACCGAACGCGTCGGTTGCTGTGCCCGCTTGCCATTCGCCGGGGAAGACGCATACAGCGACGCGTATCGGCGCATGGTGGGGATCCTGCTTCCCAAATGGGCTAGCGAAATGTGTGACAACTGCGTCAAATTGGACGCAAGTCGAACGGCTCTTTTGGGCGCAATTACGCCAAGCGCACGACAAATACCGCCTTCCGGGCACGATGCTAACAACCGCGTGGAAACGTGGGAAAACAAATGATGCCCAAATGTGGGGCTTTTCCGTAGCGAATAACGATGAAGTCGGAGCGCACGGAGTTCACGCGCCATATGTGCTAATTATCGTAGATGAGGCAAGCGGTATACCGCACTCTGTCGGCCAATCTTTGGAGGGATTGCGCTCATCGGGCGATGTGCGAATGCTAGTTCTCGGCAACCCTCCAATGGACCAACAAGGCACCTGGTTTGAGCTTTTTTGCGCGTCGCCATATACGACCACTATCCCAATTCCGGCGTTCGATACGCCGAATTTCACAGGAGAAACCACGGGGCTTTGTGCATGCCCGAATCCGGTCCCGCACCCAATATCGACGCATCTGGTCAATCCTTTATGGGTTGAACGGCTAGTAGCAGATTACGGTGACGAATCGCCAATTGTGCAAGCAAAAGTGCATGCTCGATTCCCGCGCAATTCACGGTTGACGCTGATCTCGCCCGATGACTGGGATCAGGCAACACACCAAGCCGATCCAAATCTTGTACGTTCCGAGATCAACGTCGGCGTCGACGTTGCTGCCGGTGGGGGAGACGAACTAGTTATTTGTGCCGTTTGGCCTGACGGGCAAGCAACAATTGAGCTGACCGAATCGGCCGCAGCGCTTTCTGACCCGACGGTAGCGGCTTCGGTCATTATCAACAAAATTGCTGAGATCCAGCAAAGGGGGTTAGCCGAATATGATTACACATATTTGCCTGTAATATTGAAGTATGACGCTACCGGCGTTGGTTGGGGGCTTGGGGCCCCATTGCAAGACGCCGAATTCGAGGGAATATTCTATGGCGATATTATCCCGATACAGGCGGGTGCTAGCGCATCGGACAAAAACAAATTTTTGAATAAACGCGCTGAAATGTGGTGGCAACTACGCGAATCCGTGAAGCAAAAGTTGATTTGTGTGCCAAATGATGAGAAATCGCGGTTGCAGGCGACCCGCGTTGAGTTCAAGTTTCGATCTGGAAAAATATTGATCGAGTCAAAAGACGATATGCGGAAGCGTCTCGGTGGGGCTATCGGATCATCGCCGGACCGTGACACAACACAACAAGCAGTCTGGTTTGACGATGATCCGATTAACCCGTTTGAACGATATTAGCAAAACAAAAGCGGCGAAGGCGTCTCGGGGCGCTCGCAGGGTTCGCAGCACCGCCACCCGCCAGGCACCAGAAGACCAGCCGTGGCATCTGATCATTCTCGGGGCACTGTTCTGCCTGACCATCTCGATCATCACGTTGCCGTCAGGCGAAGTCACGGTCGGGAATCGCCTCACCCAGTTCGGGTCCGGCGAGGTGACCGCAACCCTCACCCTGGCGGTAGTTCTCGTTGTTGCGCGCACCGCCGCGGAAGAAAAGCGGCGCCGATCGACCGCGGTTGCCGTCGCGATCACCGCGGTCGTTATCGCGCATCCTCTCGTTGCGACGGTCCTTGGCGGCTTCGCGGGCGCCC